GTAACGAAGGAAGTTCACACGAAGACCAGGAGCAACTCCTAGTTCAGTCTTCTTAACTGCGAATTGTTCGAAACGAAGAATTGGCATTGCCTGGAACAAAATTTCTTTTGACCAGATTGTTTGAATTGCTTGGTTCAGGCTGCTATTAGCACCTGAATAAGCCGTTGGGGCACCAGCGAGTTGCCCTGTTCCTGTAATTGCACTTGCCATCTGAGGTCAAGTCCTTTCTTAGTTGGTTGATTGGGTTTTAACCGAAGAGACCCTGGCCTCTATTTGATGCAGCGCTGCCAAGTAATTTGGCTCGATTCTTCGCATAGTCTGCCAATGACATTTCCCTGATTGAATCAGGAGTAGAGATTTGTTGGTCCGTATCGTTATCGAGGGGTCCTGATGCAGGAGCGGTAACACGTGCTCCCGCCATTTGTTGTCTCGCACTTTGCATAGCCTGCTGTGCAGAACTTAAAATACGAGAAGACTTATCTTTGAGCATTGCAATGCTTTGCTCAACTTCTTCAGCATTATTACCGTCAATTAAATCTAGAAGTTCTGGCACGATATTCTCGCGCTCTTCTTCAATTCGTTGTGCACGGTAATTCATGACTTCTTGGAACTTTCGTTCTTGCTCTAATAGAGCAAAAGCCTTTTCTCTTTCAAGACGTTCCTGCTCAAGTAGAGCCTGGAATTCTTGCTCCTTCTTTATGAGGAGTTCTTTTGCGGAAAGTTCTTCTTCTGCCTTTGCTTTTGCAGCAGCGGCTTCTTGTGCATCGCGTTCAGCAACTAGTGCTGCACGTCGTGATGCTTCTTCTTCGCGTTCTTTCTTAAGGGACGCAAGTTCTTCTTTCATTTTTTCCATTTGAGGATACAACTTTGCTTTCTCTTGTTCACGAGCCTTAGCAATGTCGTCTGCGGTATAAGCCACGAATTCCTCACTTGGTGCTTGTTGAATTTCTACGACTCCATCAATAGGGTGTCCCATCAATGTGTCGCCTACTGCTTCTACTTGGTTATCCATAGTATTCACTTATCTTTCTTGGGTTATTGTCCGAATGGGCCGAAGCCCGTGCCACTTTGGGGTTTGTTACGAGATAATTGCATAGCATTTACTTGCTTTTGTCTCGTTATATTCTGATATTTATCAGAAACTTAGTTGTCTTTGTCGACCGTCCTTCTCTGTGGAATTTTAGTTCCATAGGCTTGGGTCACAAGCGCTTCACGAATTGAACTCTCGGATTGGTCCTCAAAACCAGCAGCGGCTTTGTTTTCAGGGCTGTCAATGTTTTCAGAAGTCTCTGGTCCTTGAATACCATCGCCCATTACATCTCCGTCACCCAACTCTTGAGGGGCCATAGGAATAGCAGAGTTTCCATCTGGACCAGGCATCATTCCTGTCATATCCATAATTTCTTTCTGAATCTGAATCTTGACCAATTGCAATGCGCCATCTGCAGTTGCATCTGAAATAAGTTCTTGACGAATCTCTTCTAGTTTCTCCTCTGGGAATTCCTCACCAAGAGTACGAAGAGCACCTTCTTTAGACTCAAGCCCCATACCCAACTTAGTTTGAATTTCGTTAAGAATAATCAACTTATCAAGAGGCAATGGAGGTGGGAACTGAACATAGTTCATGTAGGTAATAGAGTCATTAGGGTCAAGTTGTGTCAACTGACCTGGCTTAATTGGCCCATCTGTATCTGGGTTGTATAAGAAAGTATCTGGCTCTTTGAAGGCAAGAGTACGAAGTACGAGTTCGTTAATCTTCTCAATGCCTTTACCGTATTGAGCAACTTTTTGGCTGTATCGGTTCATCAATGGCTGGTACTGAATAGAAAGAGCAACACCAGAAGTATTTGAAATTGGTTGAACTTGTCCAAGAGCAGTCTCTGGGATGTTCATAATCTCGTGCATAGACGTCTTAAGAAGGTCTAAATATTTAAGCGCTCCATCAATTCCTGATGCTCCACCTTCAAGGTTAAATACTTGTGAATCCTTTGGAAGACCGCCCCATACTTTCTTGGCGCCCTTTTCAAGGTTAGATGCTTTAGCACCGATGATAACTGTCACAGGAGAAGCGTGATAGTTAATGATGTCTGCTATATCTGTAGAGATTTCATTGTAAGCACGGTTAATAGTAATGATGTCATGTGCATCTGCTAGTCCCCATGGTGAGCCTGATACAGGCACATTAGGAATATGCACCACTGGAACTACTCCAAGTGGATTTGGGCGTGAGTCAATCAACTCATCATTAATGTATTCTTCAATAACATCATCAGTAAGAATCTCAGTATATGTGAATACTTGGCGCGTTCCTTCAAGAGAAGTTCCCCAGAAACGATACTTCTGCTTAAAACGAAGTAGACGTGTACGGTCGTGTGGGTGAAACTCAGGGAAACAAAATGATGAGTTCATAGGAAGGATACGAACACGACCAGGATGTTGTCCTCCTGCTGAATCTACCCATGGCTCTTCGTATGCAACTTTAACAAATACATCGCCAGTAATTCCGCCTTGCTGTGCCATTTCAAGTAGCACACGCATCTTGTCATTATCAACTTCCCACACACGCTCTAAGCGGTCAGGAACAATTGCTTCCGTTGCTTTTGGCGAACGAAAATGCACGCCTTTACCAAAAGTAAAACGTGCTAAGAAGTCATTAAATGCACGGTAGTAGTTAACTGCGATTTGCATTTCGCCAGTTTCTCTACGATAACCCCAATGGTGTCCCAAGTACATCGCCCAATTAAGTGAATAACGGTTTAGGCGAGGACCATGGACTTCATTCGAATTCCTCGTCTGCTAATTCAACTAACCCCAGTGGGGAAATAGAAATTGTTAAATCAGAAGACGCCGCTCTATAAGAGGGCGGAGAAAAATCTAGGAAACTCATGGCATCACCTCCTTAATCTTAGGGAGGTTACGAACCTCAGTTGCAATTGCTTTTTTCATCTCATTTGTAAAAGGCCATGTTGCATTTTTTCTTACATTACAAGGATTGCATGCGGGGCGTAAATTATCAACAGTATGCGTTCCCCCCTTAGCAAGGGGCTGAACATGGTCCCAAAATACTTTAGTTAATTCTGTTTCACAAATCCAACAAGAGTTGTTATACATGTCTAATATTTTAGAATAATCTGCTTTTGTAATTTTTGCTACTTCTGTAGATGCTTTTTTAGCACGTCTTTCACGTTCTGAACGTGTCTGTACTTCTCTACGATAAATTTTGAACTCTGGGTCTGTAGCAAGACGTTCTTTAACTTTGTTGTATCTACGTTCTTTATTCTCTTGATGCCACTTACGTAAAGTTTCTTTGCTCCATTCAGGATTTGCCAAATGATATTCACGTGTTTTTTGAATTTTACTTTGTGGGTTTTGAGCGTATTTATCCCGTATACGAGCGTTGTTGCATTCACGGCAGTATACTTCTACGCCATCAAGTCTAGCCTTGTTTTTATGAAACCCATTTAAAGGTTTTTCAATGCCACACTTAGAACAGGTCTTCATGCCTGTAATACTAGCAGTGGTCATTACTTCTTCTTATCTTTCTTAGAAGGCTTCTTATCGGTAACAGACTCTTTAGTCTTCTTACGTTCTGCCTTCTTCTTTTCAATACCTTTGCGACGGTCTGCTTCTGTTGTTTCAATAAAGCGACCGCCATGTTCAACATACGTTTTATGTACCCAATGTGATGCACCTGGATTTGGGTAATTGGAGTATTTGGCTTTTGCTTGCGCAATAATCATCGCCCACATCTTTGGGTTGGCTGGTTTGCTTGCCATGTATTACTCCTCTCCATACCCTATTGCCCCCACACTAGTGTAGGGGCATAGGAGTGTCTTTTTAAACTAGTCGTTAACTACAGTTGCAGATTGACGTTGTGAACGTCCACCTGAGCGAACTGCTGTTTCAATCTTTGCCGCTGAGTTGTCAGCATATGTTCCATGAGCGAACTCACCAAGGAATGTTGGTGCTTCTACCCATGATGCTGAACCAACGTGAGCACGCTCTGCAAGAGTTTCTGCAGCAGGCTTCTCGAATACGTTAGCGTTGCGGTTTGGACGACCTGCAGCAGGGACAAGACCTTGGGTCATGCCCTTCTGGAAATCTGTTGGGACGTCAGTATCAGTTGCGATACCTTCTTCAAAACGAAGTGGTCCACGACGGGTTGCATTATCTGCACCCTTTACTTCATACACATTAGGCGCACGCTCTGGGAAGCGTGGTGCTGGTGAAATTGTCATTCTTACTCCTTAAGGATTGTTGATAGGAAAGGCCTTTTTCCTTGGTAATAGTTTCCACCCTTTTGGGCAGATTGTGTTGTTAAAAGAAGGGATTACTAGAAGCCACTACTTCTGGCATTACTAGGTTCTGGGTAAGGCTACAAGCAATAGAAAGTGAATCTACAAAATCATCATGAGCATAGGTTTCTTCAGGAGCCGCTACAAGGAAATTTGGTCCTTTAAATGTAACTTCGGCATCAACCATTTGTTGATAAAACCTTTTGAAAGTACGAAGGCGCCGAGTTTTTGCATGGGCAGGCCAACTAATCATTTTGCGTTGAATAAGGGCTTGTAGGTGCTTCCATCTCTTAGATTGCTCTGATGGGCTAGAAGTAATTGAACTTACTTCAGCACGTGGCAAGAGAAGTTTTAATCTTTGCGCTACAGCATCGCCCACACCGTTAGCGTCTACGCCTACGGCAAGGACATCATAATTTTCTAAGAAGTTAACAATTTGGAAGTACTGCTCTTCCCAATCGTCTCCTTGAATTTCTAGCCAATTCAAGACACGGTGGTCAAAATACCCAAACTCATCTGGTCTATCCCAGTCTACCCACACAACAGTTACCACTGTTGAGTCAGTTTTACGTGCTGGGTCAACGCCAACTACTACTGGAGTTTTATGCCAGGCTTTAACAATCTCTTGAGAGGTATCTCCAAGTTCATCCATGATTGTTGAAGTAACAAACATTCCACGTTCCAACAACCACTTACAGTTATACGACATCTGGAACTCGTCAGAATCTTCACCAATACGAAGCATCTCTTTACGTATGAACTTTTCGTAATTTGCTTGAACTTTTGCTACATCTTTCCAATCCCATTGAAAATGGTTTTGACGTGCACCACGTGCAGTTTGGCGTCTACGGTTAAGTTGGATACTTCTATAGAAGTTATTCTTACTGGTTGTAGGAGTACCTGTTTTAACCATTGTTCCAGCATAATAAGCAAGCATAGGTGAGATTGACTTAGACACAACAAAGTCATCTGCTTCTTGACACTCATCAATAACAACAACATGGAAAGACTTAGACTCAATTTTTGCACGAGGGTTTGCAGTCATCATCGTAATAGTAGAACCAGATTTCTTAAGTTTAATTTGACGAGTAACTCCACCTACACGTGCAGCGCTATCGTCAATTTCTGGGTCATCCATAATCTCAATAGCACGCTCAGATGTAAGACGTGTGACGGTACGTCCAAATAAAGTTTCAGCCTGTCCTTCTGTTGGGGCAAACAAACCAACCCATAAACCATCTTTAAATTTTCCAAGAAGGTCTGGGTATAACTTAGCAAGCCGAGGTAAAAGAACCATCAATGTCGCTACTGTATCTGCCACTGTTTCAGATTTACCTGATTGACGGGAAGCAAGGGCTGTAATTTCTTCACCATCGTTAATGACGACAGACTCAATAATGCGACGTGCTAAAGGTTTTTGATAAGGGTGCAAGTCATGACCAACTAGGACTACAAGAAAGTCCATAATCTTATCTATAAGTTTATTTACAAAATCTTGAGAAAGTTCATCCAGGTCATTGATAACCTCTTCTTCAACAGGTGTCTCATCTTGAAGATAAAATTCGGGGTTTATCTCTTCAAATTTTTCTTCGTTATAGTTTTCCATAATTCCCTATCTAAATAGCGAGACCCACCGAAGTGGGTCCGCCAGACCTGGAGAGAGGTGAAGCAAAGAAATCATAGCATAGATTCAGAGCGTCTTTGTAATTCTTTAGCAATTTCATGAAAGGCTTCTGTACCCATTAAAATTTCATTCATGTAGTCTTTATTGCTCGGATTCTTTTGCCAAACGGTAATAAGTTTGCCAATCGTGTACATCGACTGTTCCATCCATTGAATCAAGTCTGGAGTAGATATCATCGAGACTCTCTTTTGAATCCGAGTCTGGGGCTGGTATCCAGCCTTTTTCTTCCGTAAAATCATCGTAAGTTACTTCCCGTGTCTGTAGTGCTCCGCTAAGAGCGCTCTCTTCATTTGTTGTTCCAGTCCATCGTCCCAAGACTAATGCCTTGTACCTAGGCAAGCGTACTATAAATGGCTTTGAAGTTCTAAAAGGGTCTTCAATTTCTTGAGTCCAACCACGCACAATAAACTTTGCGCCCCATTTATAGGGGAAGTTAGTAATTTGTACAAATGTTGGTCCGATGTTGTGTACCTTGGGCATTGCTACCTTTTCTTTGTAGTAGTCCGTTTCTTAGCCGCTTTCTTACGCTCTGCGTAGAAATTGCGCCCTCTTTTTTGTACCTGCACAGCACGAGCAATCCTATAAAGGTTCTCACGAACTTTAGGACTAACGTCGTTAGTATTTGCTGGACCACGAGGATGGTAGTCTAAAACTGAGTAAATATAAACACCTTTGGATTTGGTACTTTTAAAGGCTGACCATTCATTTGTATTAACTTCGTAATAATTATAAAAAGTACCATCTCTAAAAATAACAGTAAGTACTTGACGTGCTGAATCATAGCCAGCACCAACAGTACGTGGACGTTCTGGGTTAGAGGTTGAAGTAGGAACCATGCTAATAGGGGCAGGGGCTGTACCTTCATCTGCCTGTGGTCCTTTAATACCAGGAATAATTAATTCGCCTGTATCTTCATCTTCATCGTAGGACTGACGGTAAGAAGAGCGGTCTACTGGATTACCAGCAGCGTCAAAATAACCAAGACCTGTATCTATGCCTGTAGCAATTGCTTCTCCCGCTTGGTTACGGGATTGTGCTGTTCTAAAACTTTGTGGGTTGTAGTAACTGAGAATACTCTCATCGTTACTTAAATCAAGAAATTCATTAAATGAGCCCTTAGATGCTGCAGTTGGAACATTTGATAAAGGACTTGTAAGACCTACATTAAACAGGCCTGTCATCTGGGCTTTAGTGTAACCCAGCATTCTTCCTGCGCCAATTGCGCGTTGCAATTCCTGTGCAGACGGTTGGGCCATCTTGCGGCCGCCCGTTGACCCACCGCCTGCACGAGAAATTGGCATTTACTTAGATTAAGCCCAAGGAGTGATGGTGATTGCTGAACCTGCTGCAACACTTGATGTACCTGCTGCAACTGACTGAGCCTTGATTGTTCCAGAAACAGCGATTGCTGCGCCTGAAAGACCTGTCAATGAGAGTGCAGAAGTTGGAGTTGTTCCAACAACAAGTGTGTTAGCGGTTGTTGAGCCATCAACAATCCATGTTCCGTTAGCAGTTGCATCTACGCTTGAGATTGTAACCAACTGGCCTGCTGAGAAGCCGTGTGCAGTTGATGTCAATGAGAGTAGGTTTGAACCACTTGTACGTGAGGCTGCTGTTACTGTCTTTGAAGAGTTGGTTGCAGAACCAGCAACTGTAACAACGAGTTCAAGGTCTTGCAAAGTATCCTGTGCTGTAGCGGTGACTACACCGATAACGCTAGGAACTGTGACATACGCAGTTGGAGGGTTTCCACCATCTGTGTTGCCTTGAGTGTTAGGTGTGTAGAGAGGGTAGCCATTCCAGCCAGCCTCTGCAATGTTGTGTGAATCAAGAGCGTAGTTCAAGGTTGAACCGCCATTGGTTGTACGCACATCATTAGGTTGAAGTGGGAAGTTACCCCACACGAAATCTACTACGACGTTACCGCCATCATCGAGAAGATGACCGTCATTATTTGTAGCCATTTATATCCTTTCACAATCATGATTGTCGAGTTCAGTCTCTAGAAGTATTTCTTCGCAGTCGCGACATCTGAAGAAACGTACATTATCTAATCCAACGTGTAAGGAGTCCGAATGGTTTTCCTCGTATTCCATCTGAGGTTGGGCTAGAACTTCGGGTGGAAACGGTCCTCTAGGGCTGTGCGCTACCGATGGTACAGCATGACCCTGCTTGGCGAACTTGCGAATTAGGGGCATTTTATTTATCTGTTTTTTTAGCAGATTTCTTTTGAGCAGGTGCTTCTACTAGTGCATCAACTGTCTCTTCAACGATAGGTGCTTGCTCTGGAGAATCCTCAATAACAGGCTCAACAATTACTGGAGCCAATTTCTCAACAATAACTTTACGTTCTTTTTCCCAAGTATCTGTTGTACGAAGAAGACCAGCCTTCTTACGTGGTTCTAGAAAGCGTGGTAAATGTTCTCCGCAATAAGGGATATTTACTTTTGGAGTAATATCGTAGATAAAGACAGCAGGGTTATTGCAGTTAGCACACTTCATTTTTTGCCCTTCTGAGCATCGTATCGTTTCAAAAGAGAAGCGCCTTTTTTCTTTGCATCGGCTTTAGATGAAGCGCCCCATGCTTGAAGAGACAATAGCAAACGTGTTGGTTCACCATTTGGTTTACGTTCTGGTCCTGGACTATTACCCATACGAGTAAGGAATGAACCTTTTCTACGCATTTCGGTAGGACCTTTAGGAGTTGCCTTAACAGGGGCTTTTAAATTATGCCCTTCTTTTTTAGCCGAAGCACGACCCTTAGCGTTCAATCCGCCTTTTGGGTTCTGTCCTTCTTTTCTTTGCCATGCTGCTGTCATTTTATGCTCCAATTATTTTTTGAGAGAAACGATTCTTCCTGTTTTCTTATCGCGAGTAACTGATGGACCAGATGGCTTAGCAGGTGCACTTGGTTCTGCAACTGGCTCAGCCTTTGGTGTACGTGGCTTTAAAGCCTTTTTTGTAAACGATGTTGACATATCACCTGACTGGAATGTAACACCTGTTCCAGGTTGTGCATGTTTAGTCGCGTGTGTTAAAAATTCTTGTCTACGACCATGCTCTGCTTCAGCCATTCCTGACTCATGCTGTTGTTGCATTCCCATAAGTTCTTTGTTATGTCCATGTTGAGCATTTGTTGCTTCCATAGTATTTGTATGGTGTTGGTTCAACAAAGCCATTGACATGTGGTAGTTCAACAACTGGTGTTGCAATCCGCCTACGCTAGACAAGCGCTTGTTAATCCCAGACTGCATGGCGCCAAAAATGTTGGCATTATTGTTGTTTAAGTTAGGAAGGTCAACCATGGATAAATGGTCTCTTATTGAGGGCTTTTCTTGGTGCTAAACAAAAGAAAAAACCCCCACCTTTTTAGATGGGGGCTAATTCTTGAAAAATTTACTTCTTTGTAGAGTTCCCTGTTGCTACTACGGCATGCTCATAAGCAGACTTTAGGACAGGTCCTAGGACACCAATAACTGCAGCCCATGCTACAGACTTTAAGTGATGGTTACCTGTTTGCCAGATACCAACTGCTGCTACTGCAACTGAGATGATGTAGTGCTCAACGAGAGCCTTTGTTTTTGCTGACATTATTTTTACTCCTCTAAGTTATTTACATATGGTGTTTGTATATGCGAATCTGCCGAAACGTTTGGTTTTGACGAATTTGCACTTGGTGATGCTACACCCGCTAAAGCGGCTGTCGCAACCGCAATCAGCGTACCAGGGTCTGTAGAAAAATGCGAAGCCTTCCAAGTGGCTAACCCAGCCGTAGTTGCCAACCCGCTTGACACTGGGTTAGAGAGATTTATCTTTAACACGGATATGCTCCACAATCTCGTTTATATGGCGCCTAAGTTCCTCAATATGATTATGAGTCTCTTGGTCCAATTTAAGGTCTTTACTAATGATACGCCTGTCTTCGTCCCCTGAACGGTTAGTCGCATTTAACAGAAGCCCTGACAATAAGATACTTTCTAAGGAAACTGTCAGGGTTAGTAAATTAAATGGATAAGGGTCAAAAATAGCAAAGGTCATCCAAAATCCCCAAAAGATTATGTGAAAGATAATGAACCAAGGAGAACCAAATGCAATGGAACACCAATCAGATATTTTTTGAAAATACTTCATGATGTAGCCTTTGCAACCATTGAAGCGTAAGTATCAGAATCTAAAGTTTTTTTGCCTTTAAGTCCAGGATATTTTGCTTGGTACAAAGGTACTAATGCTACATCTTCTGCTGTCATTGTTCCCTTTGCTAAAGCAGCGGGCATTAAACCTGCCTTGACTAATGCTTCTTCAACAATAAGAACTGCTTTACTTTTGGTTCCTACTTTAAATCCTGCTGTTCCTGGAAATGGTGGTGCTACAACAACTGTTGGTGGTTTAAATGTAGAAGCAGGAGTGTTGTTATGAATAACTGCAGCACCTCCACCACCTAATGCTGCTGCTCCTGCAACACCTGCTGCTAATCCTCTATTTTGACTTAACGAAGAAGAAGGCTTAACTGCACCTGGATATGCTGGACGAACAATTGCCATAACATTTAAGTAAGGGCGATGACGAAGATAAACTCCGTTTCCGTCTGCTTGTGAACCAGAAGTGGAATGGTCAGGACTAGTGTTTCCTTCAATAGTTGTAAGGCCATCTGAAGAAGCACCTACAACAATACCTACATGGTCTGGCTGTGCTGCGTTAGTCCAACTAAAAAAGACAATATCGCCAGGTTGTGCGGAATACTTACCTACAACTTGCTTTTTCTTTTGAAACCAAAGCAAACCTGTTGGACAATAAGAAAAGCCTTTTTCTGTTTGAGCCGCAACAATTGAACTTAAACCTGCTTGTTCAAAACACCAAGATACAAACATTGCACAGTAGGACTCATGGTCCATGCCATACCATTGCCCATATTTACTTTCGTTGTTTGGTCCTTCAATATACCCAATTTCTTGGCGTGCTATATTGACAACATCTATTCCACTACTCACTGATAAATCAACCTTTCAGCCAAATCTCCTGGTGTAACAATGTTTGCTGGTTTATTGCACAAATTAATGCTTGCTGCGTCATACGCAAGTGCAACCAACTCGGAACAAATAACACCGTAACGTTCAGCCATTTTCTCTAAAACTTTTGTATTTGCTAGTGCTTTTAATCCAAGAATTCTTAAAATTAAATTTGCAATATCTAGAAAACCATAAGGACGGTCTACTAAACGCTTTGCTTCTGTAACAATTTTATCTCTTTGTTCGTCAGTTAACTCTTCATGCTGGTTCCAACCAATAACTGGATATTGAGTAACTTTTCCAATAGCAACGCCTGTTGGATTGGCTTGGACAATAAGTCCATCACCAATATAGATAAAAGCATGATTCCATCGTGACATAGTCCCAAAACGAATCAACTTACCAAAGACTCCGCTAGTTTTAACTACTCCGTAATCTCCTAGACGTGGTTCATACATTTTTCTGTACCTCCGCTGCTGGTAGTGTCCCTCTTTTACGAAAACGCAATGACTCCCACAATGGGGCTGGTATTGAATGAATACCAAAATGTGTTCTGTGATGTGCAGTACATAGCACTTCTAAGTTTCCTGGGCTTTCAATCCATCTTTGAAAATCTTCATCATTGTCAAAATGAAGACCAAAATACTTTGCAACCCTTTCAGGGTCAACATTGTTAATTTGAGAAAATTCAACGTGGGTATGGTGTAACTCTGGTTGACCTGAACATAGGTCATCATTAATCACACATTGCCAAAGACCTTGGCGTTTAATTCGAGCCTTTGCTTGGTTAAACAAATGGTAATAAGAGTCTAACTCTCTTGGAGAGTGTTCAGGAACATTTGTTATAAGGTGAATAGCAAGGTGCTCAGAATGAGCCTCTGTCATTATTCTCCTTCGTCTAAGTGTTGCTCGAATCGTCCTTCTAGGCGTGCTTGAGCAACTTTTACTTCTGTAACGTCTTCTCGAATTTCATCTTGACGACGGTCTAATTTCTTAAGTAAAGGAATAATTTCTAAAACAATTTTGTCATTTAATGACGTACCGTGATTTGGCTTTAACTCATTTAGATAATGCTTAACAATCCAACGCAAGGAAATACCAATACCTCCAACGATTCCTATAGCAGCGGAAATTGCTTGAAGCCAATTAGAGACATTCATTTGATAATCCTCACTAGAAAGATATTGAGCGACATACCGTGAGTTTTTTCCGTATTAAGAACTGTAACGATGCAAGTAATTGTATTTTACTCTTATAACAGTAAAATGTACTAGTAAATTAAATTGGTCGCCAATTTTTGTTAATAATTTGATTTGCAGCATTGTTAGTTGAGTTTGTAGACTCGCCCTCTACACCACGACCACGACTACCCCAACTAAATACACTTGGAGTTGCTTTTGATTTAAATCCAAGGTTTGTGTGAAAGTCAAATTCTTGTCTAATACCACGGCGTTGATTAACCATTAATGGTTGTCTAATAAGTTTCTTACCCATTACATACCAATCGCAGTAGTCATTGTTCCACCTTGGCTCATGCCATTAGTCATTGGAACAGTCTTACCTTTTCTTGTAACTTTCTTTGGTTTGTTATGTTCTACAGAACGTGCAGTAGTAGAACTACGTGGGTCAATACCTGAACCCATAGCACCTAGTTCATAAGGCATTAAAGCCTGTTGGTAACGTGCTCCTGAATAACCAGACTCTTTTTTGCGCCCATACCGTGCACGGATACGTGCTTCAAAACGTTCTGTGTCTTTCATTTGTTTGTTATTTAAATTACTCATCCTGAAACACCTGCTCCACCATTAGAACTACCAGCAGTAGATGCTGCTGCTTCTGACTCTCCACTACCACCAGAAACTTCTCCTGCTTCTTGTGTAGCATTTTCGGCAGACTCTCCAGCACCTGTATAACCTTCAGTTGCTTCATTGTCCCCAACTTGTGCAGCACCCATTCCCATTGTTACATATGGGTAGTTACCAAATGCATAGTTGTTATTAATTAAACCTAATCCCATCTCTCTACGACGACGGTGTTCTTCTGCAACTGCTGCTTGGAATTGTTCTCTTGAAAGACTATTCACCTGTTTGCCTCTGTCTCGGTTGTTTGAAATCGCTTCTTTGTTCGTTAGGGCCCATTTGATATCTTCCGTAAGTTCCATTAGGTCCACCCATCATTCCTTGACCAATCTGATAAGACTGCTCAGGAGTGAACATGCTATTGGGATGTGACTTTGTGGCGTAGTACGCCGTAGTAGTCATATCAATCTGGTGTTCGTTATTAGGCACCGATTAATCCTTCTGGGTCAAATATTGATACTGCTTGTAAAGCCAACTTGTAGCCAACTTCTTTTGCGTGGTGTCCACAGAAAAATAACTCCCCTGTGATAAACGTTGCTCGAACTAATGCTCTAGCAGAGCACTTATCGCATCTATCTTCCGCTTTTAATTCTTGGGTTTCAACGACTGTGCTCATGGATTAATTTTGCCCCTTTTTTCGGTAAATGTATGTGCATAATATGTGTCATAGATACTCGCTGGAAAGACTACTACTGTTCCGTGTGTGGGACAGGATTTGTCGTTGCGTCCATGGCAAGGTATTGTGAGCAGAAGCATAGGGGCTCCTATACCGAGAGAAAGACAGACCATGAAGACATGCAACAGATGCAAGATAGAAAAACCTCTAACTGAGTTTAATAAGAAGAGGGAATCTGGCGTTCAGCCATATTGCAAACCTTGTCAAGGTGAGTATCAACGAGAGTTTTATGAAGATACTCGTTTAGATACACAGGCCAATATCTATAAAAATCGCAAAATAAGAAAGAAATCTATTCATCAGTTTTTAGGGGACTTTTACTCCTCCAATCCTTGTGTAGATTGTGGGGAAGATGATATTCTGGTCCTAGAGTTTGACCATGTGATAGGCAAGGAGTTTGGCTTAAATGAAGCCATACGAGATGCAGTATCTATAGAAAGAATAAAAGAAGAATTAACAAAGGGCGAAGTAAGATGTTGCAATTGCCACAGGCGGTTAACCTCTCATCAGCAAAATAGTTGGCGTGTTAAATACGTAAACGGAGAATTAGAAGATATGGAGTATGAAAATGGAAATAGTTAAACTAACCGAAACACAAATGATTAGAGCCTATACAGCAGGTATTAAACGCCAATGGCGCCATCGTGACCCAATTACAGGGGAGCGCTTCTCTACTCATCGCTTTACAGCCTATGACACCGCATTTGATGGTGACATTAAGGGTTGCTTAGTTGAGTGTGCAGTTGCCACTTACTATGGAACTCAATGGAACAGTGAAGATTGGGACCTTGCAGAACATAGCGAACATAAGGGGTTACCAGATGTTGAGCCATACTTTGAGGTAAGACGTGCCAGAACAACAAAAGGGCAGTTAACTATTCGTAATACAGATGCCATTAACAAAGTGGCAGTACTTGGATGCGTAGATGAGAAGAACGAAAACATTGTCTATCTGCTAGGTGCTATCAAGATACGTGATGCACGTGAAGGAGTCTTTGAACAAGACGACAATGGGAACGTGTATGTTCCACAATCACTGCTACATACCGTCGCAGAGTTTGCGCCAGTCCATGCCTAAATACGAATACTCATGTATAACGTGTGATATTACTATTGAACACGAACGTAGCATCCACGATGAAGAGCCTAGATACCCTTGCCCATCATGCGGTTACTCATTAACCCGTGTGTACACACCTTTTGGTTTACAGTTTAAGGGAAATGGCTTTTATAAAACAGGCGGTTAGTCTGCTTGAATGCCCATAGATTCTAAGTAAATGTCTTTTTCAGACATGAGGAAATCTCTAATCTGTGTAGTGCGAGCCGTAATCTGCTCTTCTGTCTGTGTAATAATGTCTTTTTCCAATTCTTCTTTATGCGCTTCGTATTGTTCAATGGCGTAATCTAACACCGATTGTGCAGTTGCCGCTTTTAATTGTGCATCTTCCCAACGTGCTTTAGCGCGTTCTTCTTTTGTCTGCAATATAAAGGCATTTGCCTCCATCTGCTTTTGTTCAATCTTTTCTTTTGCCTTACTCATTTTTTTAATTGCTCCACAACTTGATATGGTCCTGATGTATACACGGTTAGTTTAGCAGCGATATCAACTGCTTCAACTGGGGTGGCTCCTGCATGAAGAGCGCCCAAAGCATATGGTGCACCTGAACCTACGCCATAGAAACCGTCTTCTGAACGACAGACAGATAAGTCATCTGCTATGTCGAATAATTCGCCATTAATAGAAATAATGAAATGAAAACGCTGTTCATCAGCCTTTCCATCGCCCTTACCTTCTGCAAAGTCATAGCCGTTATCCACAAGGCATTTGCGAAAGGATGGCATCGCTTTAGTAATTACATAGTGATAAATGTCTTTTTTATCTTTAACAGTCAACGCTGGTGGATTCCACAGGTGTTGAATGACGTCGCATGGTTGAACCTCGCCACTTCCTGCAACAAGAATAGGACCACGTTCTGCAATCTTCTTCATGTCAGGATGGTTAAAACGACGACCCGTGTCATCAGTTACTTGATTATCGGCAACAATTACCGATTTGTTCTTGTACTGAACTCCAACGATGGTCGTCATGAGGCTTCTCCTTCTCTATGGTCGAGATAAGGGTACCAGATGGGCTTGGGGGGCTTTGTAGCAACTTTTGCCTTGTAGGAGACGTGCTGGGCGCCTGAAGTGCCCTAGATGCCCTCTATGCCCGTTTTAACGCCGCCCTTGTGTTTTTTCTTTAGTAACGACTATCTTACTCGTGAATAACAGGGATAAGCATATGAGGGTCAATAGAAGCCGCTGCTGCCACCCTGTGGTGCCCATCATTGAGGATATGACCTCCCATGAACTCCATCATACGAACAGGCTTCTGAACGCCCTTCTTCTTAATGCTAGAGGTAAGGCGTTCGCTCTTGGCTTCCTTGGCTTTCCTATCCCACATCTGGTCTGCTGACTCCCTGCCGTTGGTAACAGTAGGTCCTGCAAAAGGCATATGGAACCATTGACGGTCAGGTGACTTCTTGCCTGTCATAGCCTTGACTTCCCCTGCAGGCATGAACATGGCTAATTGCTTATGGGAGAGGGGTGCGCTCATCGGTTCTTGTTACCTTTGCCAATATTTTTAGACGCCTTCATCACCTGGAGGTTCTTAGAACCATTGTTATGTTTGTTATTGTCTTTGTGGTCGACGTGCTCATCTTTCTTGAGTTTGCGCCCCAGCGACTTTTCCTTCTTGTAACGTGCCTCATGAGTCGAGGTGGTCTTTTGAGTCTTAGGGTCGTACTCGACCATCATTGTACGTCCGCCCTTGTTTTTATCTTTGTACGGCCCGTACACTTTTTTCTTCTTGGATGGCAATGTCATTCTTTAATCTCCTCCATTGTATCTGGATGGTGCTTGCTCAGAACGACTGCCTCACGGAAGTGGTAAGAGATGCCCTTCATGCCCCACTTAACTTCTTTATCGTGACGCTTCTGACCTACTGGCTTCACTTTGTAGATGTGGCCTGATGGACCAGTCTCTGATGTGTCTTCTGGTCCGTGTGCATAGATGCGAGCGGTGATTAAGTGCAATGGTGTCACATAGACACGGTCATGGTGATATAAAGGATTGCTTGGTCGTGGGTTTGGTAATCCACGAGCAGCAGGTGACTGGATGACATCTCCTGGCTTAAAGTGTGCTGTGGAACCGTGATAGAACTCTTCTTGTCTAGGCATTAGCAACCTTGCAATACTGACATGGGCATGAGTGGGTAAAGCATGGGCATTCTTCTCCTGATTGCATCATGCCCTCGCCCTGACAGAGATAGCAGACTTTGGTGCTCATTGCTTACTAGCCCCTGCCACTGTGCCATCGGGAGCCTCACCAATGTGGAATTGTTCTTCTCTCAGTAACGACATATCGGCATTGAAGTCATCACGGCGATATCGCTTCTTATTACGGATAGGTGTTGCAGCACTTGACCTACGTAACTCTTGGACTCTTTGGACCTTACCCATTACCAGACCTCGTCATTGGTGTATTCGCCCTTGGTAGGGATAGCCTCACAGATACATTTACAGGTCTCTACTGAGCAGACTCCACCTACGATGCTATGTTCACACTTGATGCATCTGTCCATATGATAAGTGTGTCATTTCTGGGAAAAAGAATCTTATTTAACTATTCCACAATTCTTCTTCAACTAATGGGTCAAACTCCGACTCGTTGACGGGCTGATGTTTCATCTGACTCTGACTATATTGATAGGCCTTTAGTACTTCTGGCTTCCAGTCTTTTGGAGCAAACTGCTTGGCCTTCTTGTAGGCTTGGGCGTACTGGTCTTTAGTTGCTGGCATAGTAGTCAATCATCTCTACGCCGAGTACGTCCTCCACGCAATCTTCACAGATGACAAATGTGTACTCAAACTTCTGAGGGGTGTTCTTACCCTCTGGGTCATCGACCATGAACAAGAACTCTTCTGACTTCTGTAGGCAAACTTCACATTTCATGCTTTACGCCATTCTCGGTAGTTTCGTAGGTACACAATAACATATCCCACCGATGCGACGATAAAGCCATACTGGTGAGTAATCAATGAGTAGGTAGTCCAAAGAATCTCGTTGAAGATAAGGATGAGCCAAGCCCAAATACTCTTCCTACCAAGGAAGAATATGCCAGTTGTCCCAACTGCTGCTAATACCCATGACCACATGACCTACTCCTCAAAAGACTCCTGGGTAGACCAGAAGTCATCAAAACTCTTATCCTTATAGATGATATACCACTCTGTGGCTATAGATATAAATACTGTTGCAAAAATAGAAGAACAAATAAGGGCCGTTAAAAATATACTCATCTGCAATCCCAACAGTAGTAAGGGGTACGTGCTTCTTGCCTTGGCAAGAGAGTGTGGGTACCACAACGAAAACAGGTAAGTGTCACTTCTTTCAATGCAGGTACGAACTCTGAATACTTTTTCTCAACCTGCACGTAGCAAAAGCCTAGGGCTATCCATGCTGAGAAGTTATTAACTCCAACTCCCAACTGGAACCACTTGAGCAGACCTGCGCTGAATTTCATTTGTCCTTACCAATCCCAATAGCAAAGTACCACTTAATAAAATCAATCGAGATATCTTTATAATCAGGGTTGTACTTCAAAGCAAACCCCCACTCACTTGTTCTTCCATAGGCAATGTGCATCTTCTTACCCTTCGTTTACTGCTCTAAGGCTACTGCCTTTACTGGAAATTGAAAAATCTTCTGGGATAGGGGAGGTATCGTCAAATTCTGACAAAGGTACCCTCCACGACCCCTCTGGTGCATAGAGCCATTCGCTATGCATTGGAATCTCATCCATAGAAACCCAACCATAGACTTCAACTTCAGAGTAGTAGTCCCTATCTTCCACACGCGCACCTACCAAGACCCACCCCTCATGTAAGTCTTTAGGGAAAACAGGGACCTCATCCCTCGTTCTAATACTTTTTACTTCGATATTAGGAAAGACATCTGGAAAGTCTTTTCTAAAAGAATGCTCTTCATTGGGGTAGAAGGGGAAGACCATCGCTTTCTTATACAATTTAGCCACTGCGTACTCCGCAACGATGGTTCTCACGTTTGCGGCTATCTCAGGTTCAAGGAAACGTTTGTTATCACCCGCATAATTGGGTCTATCAACACTTCCAAACTTCATTAACCAGCGTTGTTGGGCGATAGAGGCGCATGCAGCGACCTCTGCTTGGGATAAATGGACGATTTTGCTCATACGAGCACTCTAGCACGAGTTTTCGGCTACTGCCTAACCTCAAACCCTTCAACCATGCCTCTCACCTGGCCGTTCCATGAGCGTTTTTGGCTTAACTGTGGGGTATCACGCAACAACAACTAACTATTTATTGCGCTATTACACTCACAACAAGTTTCTATAACTTGTATTTATTGTTCAATCCCCGCGTGAAACACGCGTTATTAAATAGTTTGATAGCAGTTTCGATAGCAACTGTTATGTAACTGTTTGGCTACTGTCGCAAAGTAGTGTGGCACGCTGTTTGTACCACCAGCCTTTCAGACAACTTTTCCAGTTGTTATCAACTCACATAAGCATTGTGAAACACTAACAATGTGTATCTATCTGTCATGTCTAGTAGTTATCTAGTAGCAGTATTCAATAGCCACAACAAAGTATCTATCTCTCTCTCTTATCTCTCTAATAGACACTAACTATTCTTCAATGTATTTAGGGGGCGTTGCCCCCTATAACCCCCACCGCACTTATCTTTAGAACTATTACATACTTATTGTTATTTTGTTAAGTTGATGCCAGTAGTAACTGTAATAACGCCCAGTTGTACCAACTGCCAATAAATAACTTATTACTATCTTCTTTAACTATTAACTATTTATCGTTACTGAAAATAAACGCAGAAAATAAATAACAATCTTCTTTAACAACTGTAATCACAGTATGTAGGACTCATGGGGTCTGGAGAACGGGAAAGTATCAAGGGCTGGCAATCTGCCAATTCCCACCCCCAATTCACGCGTGAAACACGCTCAATTTCGGGTGAGTTGCGTTCTTGCCCTGATGTCACATACAATTCTCTTGTTAGCCCGCCACCGAGAAATCGGTTCGTGGAAATCCGATAGAGCAGGTTGTATTTATTACAACGCCACTATTGAAGTTGTGAAACTTCTTAATCGGTGCGAGTGAAACTCTCGCAACAGTAATTTAACTTCACTAATTGTTATGAAGTATGAAAGTCAATGTGTGACTTGTTATGAAACTTCTTTAACACTTAGCAGTTAATTACACCGCGCAACAAAATGCGTTGGCTAACACTTGGGCAGACAATCTTCTGCTAATAATCACACCGCTAATTGACTACGCCTAGTGCGACAAATACATGGTCAAATGCGAAATCAAATCGTGTGCGCTTATTACTACTTATCTTTAACAATTATTTTTAGTCGCTCACTTGTTACCTGTTATGAGCAGTTGTGACAAGTGAACGGCTATGAATACTTGTTGTAAGTATTCA